TAGGCGATGTGGCGCCCATCGGGGCTGATCTGCGGGTCCGATGCGGCGGCGAGGCCGAAAAGATCCTCGCCGGTGAAGCGGCGCTGCGGCCCGGTCTGCGCGCTGCCGGTCGCGTCCTCCGGCGCGGTGGCGGTTGCGGTGGGGGCGCTCGCGGGCTCGGGGGCGGCGCCTTGCTGCGCGTGGAGCGGCTGCATTGCGAGGGTGAGAAGGCTCGCGCCGAGCAAGGCGAGTTTGCGCATCATAAGGGTGCCCCTTTTTCCGGTGGATGGTTGAGGGTGTAACCATCTGGCGCGGGGCGTCAATCGAGCGGGTGGGGATGGGATGGTGGGTTTTGATTATCTTCTCCCCTCCCGCTTGCGGGAGGGGGGGGGTGGGGGTGGGATGCGACGGTGCAATCCGCCCACCCCGCTGCGACTAGCGAGCAGGCTCGCAAGTCTCGCTGCCCCTCCCGCAGGCGGGAGGGGGGGCCAGCGCGCGACCTTGGCGCCGTTTTCTGGTAGGGACTACCTAATAACCATATAGGTTATTTTCTATTGACATCGTCACGCTCATATGGCACAAGTATCACATCATGAAGAATTGCGATTCGGGCCGGCGCCCTTCCGATGCGGGGGGCGTTCCGGCCCGTTGTTTTGGGAGGCGGGTGATGGGGAAGGCCGGCAAGGCAGTGGACGGTGCCGGCAAGGCGCGTCCCGATCGCAGGCAGATGGACATTTTTCTGGAATCGCTGGCAGAATCGTCGAATGTCGCGGCGTCGGCGCGGGTGGCGGGAATCTCGGCGACCGCGATGTATCGCGAACGGCGGCGCAACGCCGGTTTCGCGGCACGCTGGCACGAGGCGCTCTGCGAAGGTTTTGTCCGGCTCGAGGCCGAGTTGCTGTCCGAGGCTTTGATCGCGCCGACGGGCAATGTGAAAGATGCGACGCTCAAGTCGCGGGCGCAGAAATATCGCCTCGGCCTGTCGCTTCTCGCCGCGCACCGCGCGGCCGTGCGCGGGGCGAAGTTGCCGGCGGGTGTCGGCGCGGCGAAGGGCAGCGCCAAGGCCCGGCTACTCGCCAAGCTCGACGCGGTCCGGGCGCAAGCGATGCGCGAGGCCGAGGGCGACGGCGTCGACGCGGCCTTTAGCGAGGAGGTGGGGGATTGAAACGCCTTGCCGAACTTCGGGACATGCCGGCGGCCGAATATGCAGCCTGGTCGCGCAGATTAGGACGGGATGCGGCAGCCAGCCTGCTGTTCGACTGGACATGGTGGCGGCGCGGCGATCAATGCCCCCCGGAAGGCGACTGGCACGTCTGGCTGCTGCTCGCCGGGCGGGGGTTCGGCAAGACGCGGACGGGCGCCGAATGGGTGCGCAGCTATGCCGAAGCGCATCCGGGCGCGCGGATCGCGCTGGTCGCCGCGTCGCTGCACGAAGCGCGGCAGGTGATGGTGGAGGGCGAGAGCGGCCTGCTGGCCATTGCGCCCGACGAGGTGCAGCCCGAATATGAGAGCAGCCTTCGCCGGGTAAGCTGGGCGAACGGTGCGATCGCAACGCTCTACTCGGCAGCGGAGCCCGACAGCCTCCGCGGCCCCGAACATTCGGCCGCCTGGTGCGACGAGGTCGCCAAATGGCCGCAGGGCGAGGCGGCGTGGGACAATCTGATGCTGACGATGCGGATTGGCGAAAACCCGCGCGTCGTTGCGACGACCACCCCGCGCGGCGTGCCGCTGGTGCGGCGATTGATCCGCGAAAAGGGTGTCGCGACGACCGCCGGGCGCACCCAGGCCAACAGCGACAATCTGTCACCGCGATGGCTGGCGACAATGGGGTCGATCTATGGCGGCACGCGCCTCGGGCGGCAGGAGCTGGACGGCGAGATGCTGGAGGATGTCGAGGGCGCGCTGTGGTCGCGCGCGCTGATCGAACGGTGCCGGGTCGAAGCCGACGCGATCGGCAAGCCGGTGCGGGTGGTCATCGGCGTCGATCCGCCAGCGAGCGCGAACGGTGACGCCTGCGGCATCGTGGTCGCGGCGCATTTGCGCGATGACCGGCTGGCGGTGGTCGAGGATGCGAGTGTCGAGAAGCCGCCGCCCGCGCTGTGGGCACAGGCGGTCGCCGCGGCGGCGGCGCGCTGGGGCGCCGACCGGATCGTCGCCGAGAGCAATATGGGCGGCGAGATGGTGACGGCGACGCTGCGCCAGGCCGATGTGACGCTGCCCGTGGTGGCGGTGCATGCGAGCGTCGGCAAGGCGCGGCGCGCGGAACCCGTCGCACTCGCTTACGAACGCGGGCAGGTGGTGCACGCGGGGGCGTTTGCTGCGCTGGAAGACCAGCTTTGCGGGTTGCAAGTGGGGGGCGGCTATGCGGGGCCGGGGCGCTCGCCCGATCGGGCGGATGCGTGCGTGTGGGCGCTGGCGGCGCTGCTCGACGGGGTGCGGAAAGGGCGGGGGCCAGGGGTGCGGCGGATGTAAATGGAGGGAACAATCCACGTCGTATGTCGTTTTTCAGATGTGGTTCATCGAATCTAGCTTACGTATTTCGTCAACTTTTGGTTGATATCGTACCCTAGACGGTCCATTTGACCGCCGTGGACTCGTGAAGCTTAGCTTCAGTCTCACGTTTAAGGAGAAGACATTGCGCAAGCTTCGTCAAGCGACTTCGCGCGGAATTTCAGCGGTTTCGCGTGCGATACAGCAGCAGCCGGATTATTGCTCGGAAGTGTCGGACGACTACGTCGCGGCACTCCAGAATCACGTCGATAAGAACAAGCCGGCGAATTTTAAGCTGACTCCGATTTCGGAGCCGGGGTGGTAACGTACCACTTTTTTCCGTTTTCTACCGCGCCCGCTCCATATGATATCGTATGGAGCAATTTTCCTACAGTGGAAGAGCCAAGGATGCCAGCGCCTAAGCCGAGACCGGCTTTGGTGCGGCAGGCGTTTCAAGATCAAGATGGCAATCCTTGGGTGAAGGTTGTCTACGGAACATCGAAGGACCCCTATCGCGGCGGTCCCGCTGACTTCTCAGTCGTCACTCTCCCTGAAATGCAGGTTTGTGGACTAAAACAAGCGACGCGCTTTCGGTTAGATCGGGAGCTCGAACTGCCATGGTCGCGTGAGTTTTTCGAATGCCTTGCTGATAAGCCAACGCCAATCATCGGCCATATGCCTGCGTATGAAGTTCGCAAGCTGCAAATTCAGATTGCGCATCTTCAAAATCTCTTTGCTCGCCTTCAAGAGGCGACCGATCTGGATGAAGCAGGCGACGGATAAAAATTTGCATCCCTCGCGTCGGTTCCTAGCGTCGGTTGAATAATACCCAAAAAAGGAAATCATCATGAACTGGTTTGGCCGGAAGGCCGCGCAGGGGGCTGCGCGGCCTGCTTTGTCGCGGGTGTATGGGGCGTGGTCGGCGCCGGCGCCTTTGTCGTGGGAGGCGCAAGTGCGGGCCGGTTATCTGGGCAATGCGATCGTGCAGCGGTCGGTGCGGCTGGTGGCCGAGGCGGCGGGGGCGGCGCCTGTGGCGGCGAGCGATCCTGCGCTCGCGGCGCTTGTGACCGCGACGTCGGGCGGGCAGGGGCTCGTCGAGACGCTGGCGGCGCAATTGCTGCTGCACGGCAATGGCTATGTGCAGATTTTGCACGACGCCGCGGGGAGGCCGGCGGAGCTTTATGCGCTGCGGCCCGAGCGGGTGACGGTCGAGGCCGACGCGCGCGGCTGGCCGGTCGCCTATCGCTACAAGGCAGGCGGCGAGGCGGTGGCGCTCGCCGCAGAGGATGGTGCGGGGCGCACCGCGGTGATCCACGTCAAGGCGCTGCACCCGCTCGACGACCATTATGGTGCGGGGTGCCTGGGCGCGGCGGCGGGCGCGATCGCGGCGCATAATGCGGCGGCGAAATGGAATGCGGCGCTGCTCGAAAATGCGGCGCGGCCGTCGGGGGCGCTGGTCCACGATCCCGGCGACAAGGGGATGCCGCTGTCGGCCGAGCAGGTCGACCGGCTGCGCGAGGAACTGGCCGAGAGTTTCGCCGGCGGGGCCAATGCGGGGCGGCCGCTGTTGCTGGAAGGCGGGCTGAAATGGCAGGCGCTGTCGCTGTCGCCGGCCGAGATGGATTTTCTGGAGTTGAAGCATAGCGCGGCGCGCGAGATCGCCATGGCCTTCGGGGTACCGCCGATGCTGCTCGGCCTGCCGGGCGATGCGACCTATGCCAATTATCGCGAGGCCAATCGCGCGCTGTGGCGGCTGACGGTGCTGCCCTTGTGCGCGAAGATATTGGGGGCGCTGGCGCAAGGGTTGGGCGACTGGTTCGCCGACGCGGCGCTGCGCGTCGATCTGGACCGGGTGCCGGCGCTCGCCGACGACCGCATGGCGCTGTGGCGCGAGGTGTCGGCGGCCGACTGGCTGACCGCGGACGAGAAGAAGGCGCTTTTGGGGATGGCGTGACATCGGCGTCCTCGCGGACCCTTCGACTGCCTTGCAGGCGCTCAGGACAGGCTTGATCGGCATACATCGCGCTCAAACAAGTAAGTGTTCCCCCGCGCAGGCGGGGGTCCAGCTTCGACGCGAAGCGTCGAAGGC